GTGAGTCCGGATTTGCTGGACTTGTCGCTTTATTGGTGTTGGTGGGTTTATTTCGTAAGTAGGTAAAGATAAAAGGGATGACATACCTACTTGTGTCATCCCTTCGGTTATTTTATATTTTATGGTATGTTTAAATCAATGCCTAATGAATATAAGGAATCACTCAACATCATTAAATAAAGAACATCATTACATTCAGAATCATAAAGTAGTAATATACCATATTTAGTTAAACACTCTTGTCTAAGTTTCCAATATGCCTTTTTGTATTCTAATTTTTCTTCTATAAATAAAGCTTCATAAATACTAACTGCACCATCATAACAATGACATATAGATTCACTTGATGTAAGTATAACTGGTTCAGGTTGTTTCTCCTCAGTTGGTTCTTGTGAACAGGATAAGGCCAGTATTAAACTGACCTTTATCCATATATGTTTCATTTGAATTCAATAGGTAAAGAAAACCTAACTTTTATAGGTTTTCCATTTTGTAAAGCTGGTTCGTATTTGGTTTGTTTAACTTTATTTAAAATAACATCATTAAATGCCATATTAAATGTATCTACTATCAAAGGTTTTATTACATTACCATTCTCATCTATATCAAATTCAACTAATACAGAGCCTTTAATATTAGTTGTATTAGGTGGTAAATCTGAATATTCTAAGGTAAATGGTTTTATAGGTTTAGGATATTGGTTCTTACTTTGGTGTAAGTCTTGGGCTACCAATGAGCCCATTAGCATTAAACACGCTAAGACTTTCATTGTGGTTCTCCTACTTTAAGTCGGTTTAAAAAGTATCGCTTCTATAAGTAAGTATTAAAATATTTTAAATAATATAACAATTTAGTGTTAGTTTTTTATGAGGATTAGATTTTTTTCTTTAAATCCCTATATAAATCTACCTCAACCATTTTATTAGTTCTTGTCATATGATGTGGATTACCAAAATAAACTTCACCTGAGTATTTTAAATTATTTAAACTATCAGAAAGGTCTTTATATAAAGTATAAATAGCATCTATCTTATCACCTAACTGCTGACAAGTAAAACAACCATCTTCACCAGCAGGTGCGTCTATAATAGAATCTATCTTATTATGCAAATGATTTAACTTTTCGCTAAACTCAACAGGTGGATGAGAGTTAACTGATAACTCCTCAATCTTCTTTTCCATTATATCTTGTTTCTTTTCTATATCATCTAATCTTGCCATACAATAATAAGTATGAACTATATTAAGATATGTTATTGGGAAGATACAAAAAAGCGCTATGGGTAAAAAAGCACTGCCAAAATTTGCACGACCTTGGCGCCGTTAAAGTATTACTTTAACAGCATGGAAAACCAAATGGTGTTGACCTATATAGCGACCTCTATGCGGTAAAATAAGGCTGGAAGGAAAAATGAAAGTCAGTAATGAGAAACCAGCCTTATTTACGAAATGTGAGCCGCCCGCCTCGGAGACTTACGAATTTCTTCTGCTCGGAGGCTAGGGCGGAATTGTTAATTAACTGGCATCTTTACTCCCATCTATGTCGTGGTCGGTGAATAACTCTTCGTCACTACCATCACTAACGAACTTCTGTACTATCTGCTTCACGAAAGTTCTTTCACTATCCACACCACCAGTAGCGTCATACTGAGGGTAAATCGTTATATCAGCAGCCTCAAGCAAACTAAAGCCGTCAAATAGTAATCCAGCTATCTCTACTGAGGTTCTTGTTGACACACCACTCGTAATACGAGGGTTATCTGTCATAGCCTCAACCCGAGTTAGATGGGATATATTAGCGACATTTGAAAGAGCTTCACTATCAACAGTAGGAAACATATACTTAAGTAAACCGAGCTCTTCTGCATCGGTCAGTAAATCCATCTCAATCACGGTAAATCTGTCCATAAGCGCCTTATCTAGTTGTCTAGTGGCAGTATATTCATTTCCAATATTCGCCGTTGCTATGAAGGTAACTCCATCAGCGACTTTAATGGTATTTTGACCATCAGCCTCATCCAACCTTAAATATCTTTGTCCATAGTCGAGAACTGTCATAAGAATGTTCCAAGCATCAGGATGTGCTCTTGTTAACTCGTCAAGAAGAATAACAGCGTTAGGTGTCTGTATAGCCTTGACAAAAAGAGACTCTGAGAAGTAAGTACCCTTACCTTTGTCGAAATGAACATTACCAATCAAACTAGCTCTTGGATCTTGAGTAGCACCCAAGTTGAAGTAAAAGTCAGGTCTATCAAGAGCATTGACTAAGGACTTCGCAGCCATAGTCTTACCACAACCAGCTTGACCAGTCATCATAATGTTTTTACCTCTAACCGCCGACCTTATAAGATACTTCCACTTCAGTTCTTTCATAACCAAACCTTTAGGTTTTAGTCCATAAGAATTACTAATAAAATCAACTATTTCAGCGTGTCCATCAGGTATCTCCACATCAGACGGTGGTTGAGGAACATTGTTAATCTTACCTTGAACCGCCAAAAACTCTTGCATCGGAACTTTCCACCAATAGATTCTACCACCTTTACCTTCACGACATTCAAGAGCCATATCAGCGTTAAACGCTTTTTTCCTCGTTCCTGTCCTTATAAGCGAGGTATATTTAGTACCATGAGCGTCAAAAGCGTTATATCGGTTACCCGATTTAACCACTTTAACGACAGTACCAACAGTAGGTTTATTCATAAAACTCCTTTTTTTCCTTTTTTTAACACTTAAAGCTACGAAGAATAATGATTAAAGTCAAGCATTTTCTGGAAGAAACTTAATATATCTTCTAAAGCATTGATAATATATCTTCTATGGTAGTAGGGAATATTATATCTTCTATGGTATCCTTATCTTCTTGACTAAGAGCTTCGAACCACTCTGGATTTTCTATATCACCAACAAAACAAGCATCACTAAGCTCTTCAAGATCGATAGAACCATCTGCCATCACAGAAACAACTAATCCATTATTACTGTTAATGGCACTACCAACACTATCTAAATTAACTAAACTCATTATTTATTTCCCTTTTTTAACACTTAAAGCTAAGTATAAATTATAATATAAGTCAAGCATTATTCCAGTTTTTTTAAAATTTTCATGGGGTGTCGCTCGTCAGTACACACCCCATATATCTTGACTCGCACTATGGCCATTCTCGTCAGAACCCACCGTTCCGTTCAAGAAGCTTTGGTGGGACTCCTGAGGGTAGGTAATAACCAAACCCAGCAGTAGCTCTTAACCCTAGTCCCACACTTCAATTTTTTGCCTGTGTCGACCGTTTCAAAGCTTCCACTCGTTACACAGGCTATATAACAATGGGAGACTCAATCTACTTTATCTAATACGGCCGAAGGGGGCTTCTCCCTTACCATGTTATATATTTTTTAAATTCTTTTTTTCAATTCCCCATCAACAGCTAAAGCTAACGCTAAATAGCAATATAAGTCAAGCATTTTCTTGCATTTTTCTGGAATAATTGGCGTTCCCAATCCTAGCGTGTCACCTGTTGCATACTCCAAATATAACCCTAAAACAGCATATAAGTCAAGTAAAAAGCCTTAAAATGCTATAGGAAAAAGCTTTTTTTGAGGTGCGTGTGAGCACTAACTCCTGTAGTCTGTCAAATATTGTATTTTAGGTGTTTTTGACAGAGAAATAGTCTTATATTGCTGCGAATTTAGGTGGGATTTTTTTCGAACACTTGTATATTACAAGTATTATAGTAAATAATGGTGTGTTAAAATTTGGTAAGGACTCAGCACCCCTCGCCAGAGGGTAAAATGTCTTTTAATTTATCAGTATTTGACCTATTATGTATCCACACATAATCGATATAAACACTACTATATAAAAGGTGGAATATCTCTCTTCATCCATTCTAAATGAGCATAACCTTTTTGTTTGCATAAAGCTTTTATATGTTCTTCATCGTCTCCCCATAGCCAGAATGGTACAGAAACTTCTTTTACTTTTAAGTAAAACCAACCAGCTCCATCGGGAGTTGGATGTTCATCATAAACAGGTATTTCTAAAGGAGGCTCGTCCTTATCCCATTTGAAGAAATCGTGTTTTTTATTCTCCATACCACCAATCTATAATTAAACTTAAAGTACAAATAGTTAAAAGGATTAGTAAACCCTCGAATTGATTAGTCATGATTTTGCTCCTACTTCTACACCTAATATAGTCATTAGTTCTTTTACAAGGATAGCATAT